TTGTGTAAGCATTTACTACTGGAGTCAGTTCGGGTATGTCGTCGGTGGCTATCAATTTTTGTAGGTCTTGGAATACATATTTGTCGTGTGAAAATGGTATATTTGGAAATCTTTTTTCAACTTTGTCTAAGGTCCATGTATGTAGAGTTGGGAATGAGAAACGTCGAATAGGAATAGTTGTGGTTTTCTTTGTGTGTACGACTATTCTCTGTAAAGGTGAATGTGTTATACCAAAACCACCACGTTCGGTAGGAATGGATAACAGTTTTGGGTTTATGTTTAAGAATGAGCAGCGCCTTTGCAGAGTACGAAAAACATTTTCTAATACATCCACTCCCCTCCAGGTGAGTTTTAGAGCAATATCATACATTACTTTTAGCTGTTCGGCAACGTTAGAAGGAGTATTAGACCATGGTTTACGTTGAACTAAGCCGGCAATGAGCCTTGCAGGATAGCCATAAACACCAGATGTGCAAGAGAATTGTCGTAAGAATTCAGTTTGTGAATAGTGAGTTGCAAACTTTGAAAGTGAACCTTGAATGTTCATTTGAGTCATAGCATCAATGTACTTATCCCCATCTTCTTTGGAATTGACGATTAGTCCAGTATCGTCACCTCTCACTGTCATGTAATAATCTGTAATTCCTGCCTTCAATAAAGCTAGTTTTGAATAACAGATATTCCAGAGATTACCAAATAGGGAAGTCCACCTATGTCCTGACATTACTCCTCCAAGAACTTTCCATTTTTGTTTTGTAGCAGGATTTACCATTATGATGTTAGAGAAAGAAGCAAAGACACTATCTTCGATCGAGTAAACTTCATCCATTATAGATCCAGGGATTTGTGAATTTATTCGATTAAACAAGAAGAGTAAAATTTGCTTTATTTCATCAAGGGTAGGCTGATGGTCAAAGTTCTTAAAGTCGTAGGGAACACAGTAGCATCCTCTAGTGATCAGATGGTGTTCATACATTTTTCGTTGTTGCTCATGTAATAAAGTTTCGTCTGCAGTCATGTGGGGTAGTAGAGCGTAGTCGTGTTTTAGAAAAGAATTGAGGTAACTTACTTTTAAGTATTGAGCGAGGTCAGATCCCACAGCAATTCTTACTTTAC